AAGCGGATGCCGTTGACGTCCCGGATGTAGAAGCCCGAGAAGTCACCGAACAGGACCGAGTTGGCGGAGGCCGCCATCGTCGGCATGTTCGGGTCGGTCACGATCGGGTAGCCGAGCAGCGTGTCCGGCGCGCCGTTCTGCAGGCCGGGCTGCCACAGGAAGTTGCCGGCGGTGGCCCCGGTTCCCTCGCGGATGGCCCGAACCTTGGCGATCGAGGCGTCGTTCATCAGCCAGTAGGACCGGCCGCGGTAGCCCGCCTTGACCCCGTAGGGGATCCGGATGAGCTCGTCCGCCGAGATCGACGTCGCGTTGCCCGTCGCTCCGGTGAGCACCTGGGCACCGCCCAGGGCCACCATCGCGGCCAGAACGCCCTCGGGCTGCGTGGTGCCGTTCCCGTTGACGTAGTGCGCGCCGGCGGCGTTACCGAGGGCGGCACCGTTCTGGCGGGCCAGGTAGTCGAGAACGTTGACGGCCTGGTCGTCGACGAACTCCTCCGACAGCTGCTGGCTGTTCGCGTACTTGTACGCGCCGAGCGTCACGAAGCTGAAGGTGGGCAGCGACTCGGTCTTGGCCGCACCTTCACCGATGATCGCGGCGGTCGGGTGCGCGGTCGCACGCGGCACGCGCAGAGACTCGCCGGAGTCGGTGTTGAGCACGGTGACGTTCGTCTGGCGGACGCCCGAGTTGTCGATCAGGTACTCGCGGAGCTGACGCACGAACGAGACCGGGATGACGTTCGCGCCCGTGCCCGTCGTGAGAAGCGCCCGCTCCTCGGCGCCGGACATGACGCGCTCGCCCACGGGCCAGCGGGCCTCGAAGGACCGCTCCTCGCCGCGAAGTCCGGCGGTCGCGCGCCGCATGAAGTCCTCTTGGTCCGTCTTCGGCGCGTTGTCGTTGGCGCGGTTGACGGTGTGCTCGAGGCTCTTGCGAACCGCCTCGATGCGCTCGTCCTTCTCCGCGTCAGCGATCTGGAGACCGAGCGTGTCGATCTCCGCGTTCATCTTGTCCCACGCGCCCTGCTCCTCCGAGTTGAAGTCGCGCTTCTCGGACTTGACGCGATCCGAGAGCTCCTTCATCTGCTCGTAGACGCGCGCGCGGGTCTCGCGCATTTCGATGATCGTTGCCACGTCTCCCCCTACTCGTGCAGGAATCGTTCGAGGTACGCCAGGCGCTGGTCCCGCAGGGCTTCCTTCTCGCGGAGATCCTGCGAGTCCTACTCGTCCGATTGCTCGAGTGCCGGTGCCGGGTCATCGGCCGGCGGCGCGTCTCGCTCATCGGTGGTGGAGTGCGGGTGCTGGTCTTCGTCCTCAGCGGGCCGCGGGTCCACATCCGTCGTGCTGGCGTTCAGGCCGCGCTTCTCCGCAACGGCCTCGATGCTTCGGCCAACCAGGTCGGCCGTCGTTGCTTCGTACGCCGGGAAGGTCACGACCGAGACGTCGAAAAGTTCGACCTCCTCGAGCGTCCGGATCGGCTTCCCGCCGTCTTCCGGGTTGTGCTCCCACGAGTCCCGAACGGTGCGGAACGCGAACGACATCTGATCGAGGTCGCCGCGGTCCATCGCCGAGCGGACTTCCTGAACGCGAGGGTTCGCCGGGTCGAGGCCCGGTGCGGTTGCCTCCAGCCCCGCCTTGCCGGGGTCCAGACGCAACGTTCCGGACTTCGTCCGAGCGAGCGGTACGCCGTCGTGGTTGACGAGCAGCCGGACGTCGGCGTTCTTGACGGTGCGGTTGAACGCCTTCGGCCCCACTTGCTCGCGGAACGGACCAAGATCCGTCACCGACTCGAAGACAGCAGCCAATCCCCGGAACTCGATGCCGTCAGCGGACTGACGGATCTCCGGAGCGGCCGAGGCGTAACGGTATTCGCGCTCGCGCATTGCGCTTACGGTTCCTGTTGCTGCAAGGAATCTGGCTGCGGTTCGGGCGCGGGCGGTGGTTCCTCGCCCAGTACGTTCATCGTGGCCGGCACGAACGGCTTGTCCAGACCCGCAATCGGGTCGAGGTTCTCGAAGGCGCGGACGTCCTCGCGGGTCAGCCAGCCGTTCTGGATGCCGGAGGCGTAGAAGGCCGAGCGGGCGGCCATGTCGCCGCGCATCAGACCGTCGACCTTGAACTCGGCGTAAAGGTTTTCATCCAGCAGCGTCCGGCCGGCGTCGGGGTCGCCCAGGTCGCGGCTGATGGCCGTCTCGATGCGGCGAAGGTGCGAGCGGAGCGTGTAGACGACGAACGCGATCGTCATCTGCTCGATGCCCGAGCCCCACGTCGTCGCGGCCGTCTCGTCGAGCATGTGGAGCGGGATGCGGAACAGGCGCGCGATCTCGGCCACCTGGAACTTCCGCAGCTCGAGGAACTGGGCGTCCTTGGGCGGGATGCCGAGGGTCTTGTAGTCCATCCCCGAGTGCAGAATCGCGACGCGCTGCGCCCGGTCCAACCCGCCGACGATGGCCTGCCACGTCGAGCGAAGCGTCGTCACCTGGTCGCCCGACATGGGGCGGGGCGAGGTGATGATTCCGCCCGGCACAGCCGACTGGCCGAAGAACCGGCCGGCGTACTCGGCCGCAGCCTGCTCGATACCGACGACGAGGCTCCGCTGGATCCGCGAGATGCCCTTGACGCCGTCGGTGTAGGAGTCCATGACGTGAAACACCGACGAGCGGTTCAGCCCGACCTTCTGGCCGTCCGGCGTGGTGTAGACGTAGCGGCGCTTGCCTCGAGGAAGCCCGCGGGCGTCGTTGTCCCGGAAGACCTCCATCTGCGAGGGATCGAGCGGCCACAGCTCCGTCGGGCGGCCCGAGAAGCCGTCGCGGACGATGTAGGAGTAGTGGTTGCCCCAGAGGCAGACGTGCCCCTCGACGTTCTCCCAATACTCCTGGCCGGACATCTCGGGGTTGGGGCCGTCGTGGAGCATCCGCGCAAGCGATCCCGGCCAGCGCACCGGCACAGCGGCCACGCGGAGGCGGTTCCGGTCGTCCTGGCGCTGGTAGGTCAGCAGCGGGAGCGAGCCGATGGTCTCGGCCAGCAGCCCTACTGCCGCATGGACGGCGGCGGTGCCGGACATCGCCGTGTCCGGCGTGACCCGCTTCCCGGCGACGTCGGCCGTGCCGTTCTTGATCTGATCGAAGAAGGCATTTAGCTCGCCCCACGTCCCGGTTCGCTGCTCAGCACCGAGCGGGGCGAGCGCCCGCGTGATGGACTCGCGCAGTCCCATCACTCAACCGCCGCGTAGCGCAGGGATGTCACTAGGAAGCCAGCACCGAGCACGGCGAATCCAAGGGCAGGCGAAACCAGGAACGCTCCGAGAACAAGGCACGCGAGTCCCGCGAGCCAAAGGACGGCGGCTAGCACGCGCCTAGGGTCGGCGCGGAGTCACGGAACGCTAGAGGTCGATGACCTGGATGCCGGGTCCGGGCAGGTAGGCGGCCTCATCGGCGGCGCTCACGGCCATCGCCAGCGCCACTACGGCGTCCGACGGCCGGCGGGTGACGGAGGCCATCTTCTCGATCGTCCAGCCGTTGCCGCGGTCCTTGCCCTTGGCCGCCTCGACGTGCGCCCGTAGCGTTTCGTCTCCCCCGTGCCGCACCCGGCCCTCGATGGCGGCGTCGTAGAGCGCCTGCGAGTAGCGGATCTTGTTCGAGACGTTCTGCGGAACGTTTACCATGTTGATGCCCTCGTCTTGGAGCATCGAGGCCGAGCGCACCAGCAGGTGTGGGTCGTAGTGCGCCTCAACCACGTAGTAGGTCTTGTCCAGGTCGCGGATGTAGTTCTCGAGCGCGTCCCAGTTGATGCCATCCTCGGCGTGCGGGACGAACACCTTCACCTTGGCGTGCAGGATGCCGTCGTCGTCCCGACGCACGATCGCCACCGCGGCCGTGTCCCTATCCGACGCGCCGTCGATGCCGAGGTACACGGGCGAGCCCTCCGGGATGTCCGGCTCCGCGTTGCCCCGGTCCCAGACGTCCATCGAGATCCAGGCGGCGTAGGAGCCGGTCCACTGGTTCATGTACGCCCGCCGGAACTCCCCTTCCGGCATCGCCTGGTGGTCCGCCCGGATCGCGTCGAGCGTGATGTCGTCCAGGCCGGGGATGTACCGATGCCAAACGTCCTCGTCGTGGATGTCCTCGTTGTCCGGGACGGACCACTCGAAGTAGGCGATGCCCGTTGTCCGCCCC